CACAACAGGATGGAAATCGCATCGGCCTCGTTGTCGTCGGCAGGCGCGAAGCCGCGTGCCTTTACCGCCTCGATGACCGCTCGCTTGTCGGCGTTGCCCTTGCCGGCGATGAAGCGCTTGATCGTCCCGACCGACACGCCCTGGTACGGCACGTCGCGGAATTCGGCCCAAGCTTCAAGATGCGCGAGGAAGCCGCCATAGACGTGCGCGGCAAGCGTGCCGGCATGCGCACGCACTTCCTCGAAGAACACCGCGGTGATCGGGCCCGCGCTCTCGGCAAGTTCGCTCAGCCAGTGATTGAACCGCAGGAAGGCCATGCCGCCGCCTTCGAAGCGGTTCGGCCGGAACTGGTGCACGCCGCTTGTGATGGCACCTTCGGCGCCACGCAACGCCCAGCCGGTCGAGGAGCCGAGGTCGAGGGCGAGGATGGTTGATCGATCACCGCAAAAGAGTTTCGCGGCGGGATCGCGCGCCCGCGACGGCAGAGATGCTTTTGAGGGTTTCACGACGAAGGCTCACGTGACGTGGGCCTTCGGCTTTGGTCGAGATAACGTTATGGCCAGCGAGTGTGGCCGATCAAGAAAAAAAGAACGGCTCGTGACGTTTTTCGCGCGGGCTCAGAGTTGTCACCATGTCACCAGTCACCGACGGGCGTCTCTAACCGATTCCATATGGCGGAATGATTCTTGAGTACGTCTCTCACATGTATGATTAGGCATAAGTAGTGCAGGTGGTGACAGTGGTGACACGGTTGATTTCATTTGGGAAGTTCTGTCACCGCCTTGTCACCAGTCACCACCTGGATAGCAGCGCTCGCTTTAATTTTCCGGAGCAATGGGATCGCAGGTCTTATTCTTTGCGATACCGCCATTCGCGGAAGGCGCCCTTGCGTGCTTGATATCTCTCCCACTGCCTCGTCTTGAGATAGGCGCCGACACGCATCTGATCGGCCCTGGTCCACCGCGCGGGCTCAATGCCAAGCGCATGTTCGAGAACCTCTCCGACGGAAATATCTGCCAACGGCGTCGCGCGCGTGACCTCCTCGTCGCGCCAATCATCGTAATTGCCGTAGCCGTGATTCACTCGGCGCCGTTCGTAGGCAAGCCAGCGGTCGATCCGGGCGTCCCAGGCGTCGGCCTGATATCGCTGATCCTGCTCTGCCTTGGCGTCGGCAATGAGTTCCGGCTCATCCAGCCACCAGATCGCGCCTTGCCGATACCGGACGACGGCTTCCGCCCAAAGCTGATCGCGGTCGCGGGCAAGGGCGTCGAGATCGATGTTTCGACAGCGCACAGGCCAGAAGCGTCGGTTGCCGGTCTCATCCCGCAAATAGGTCTCGGGGTTGACGCTGCCGGCAAACACGCACTGGCGAGGCACCTCGACGACGTAACGCTCATAGGGTGGCCGGTAGCGATCGGTGGTCCGCGTCAGGAACGCCTTGATGCGCGACACCTCGGCTCGGCTGATGGCGTCGAGTTCGGCGATCTCAATGATCCAGATGCCGCGCATCTGCTGGGCTGCATCCTTGCTGCCGATTTCGGCGATCTCGTCCGTGAACCACATTCCGGCGAGCGTCTTTAGCGCGGTCGATTTTTTTGCACCTTGTGCTCCTTCAAGGATCAGCATGTGATCGGCTTTACAACCGGGCTGGAAGATACGCGCTACGGCTGAGACCATCCAGCGCGCGCCGAACGCCCTGTTGAGCGACGTATCCTCGGCGCCCAGATAGGCGATGGTCCACTGCTCCAGGCGCGGTACCTCATCCCAGCGGACGCTGTTGAGATATTCGCGTACCGGATGAACGCATATCTCTCTAGCAACAGCATTGATGCCACGACTGACTGTGGCCGGGCTGACGTTGATCTCGCGACGCTGCAGCCACTCGGCGCACCGCACATCATCAACCTCGCTCCACGGTCGCGGAAGGCTGCAGGGCTGCTCCCACGGGAGCTCGCGCACAACCAGGATCTCCTGACGGAATTCGTCGAACACGATCGCGCCGGCGAATGCCTCGTCGTTGGAGAGCGCAGTGATGACGTTCGCCTCGTTGCGCTCGGGCATCCCGGCGAGGTCGAGACGCAGCTGGCTCGCCCAGCGTGGACGCGTGGGCTGCCGGTGGATGTCGCCCGTGGTGTTGAGGCGGCGGCGCAACTCGCCGATCTGTTTTTCGAGGATTGCGACCGGGATGCCAGTAGCAGCTTTGATCGAGCTCAGCACTTGCCGCTCAGGCAACGGTTCCAGGCGCGCAGCGACGAGCTGGCCCAGGATTGCGCCCAGTGCCTGCAGCTCCGGGGGCTTCGTCAATGCCCGGGCCGCCGCTTCGAAATCGGCCGCAGTGGCGAGCAAAGGCGCGGCCGGCGGAGTCACGGCTGCATAGTCCCTGGCCGTTGCACCACGACGGAGATCGTCGTTGAAGTCGTCGCCATGCAGCGGCGAGACGATCATATTCGTCATGCCTGCGTGGTTCAGACGTTCGGCGAGCGCCGCCGCGGCCTGCTGGCCTGCATCGCCCGCGTCCGCAAAGATCGTCACGCGCTTGATGCCAGACGGCCACTCCCACTTCCGCAGACCGTCGGCGGAGAGCGCCGCCCAGGTGGGGATCCCGAAGATCGCCTGTGCGGCGAGCGCGGTCTCGACGCCCTCGGCGATCCCGAGATGACCATCATCCCGGATCGCAAACAGCCGCACCGATCCGCCTGCGACCGGACCGAGCATCTTCTTGCCCGCCGGCGCCTTGCCCGAACCGTCGTCGAACAGGAACGTGCGATGGATGCCGCCGGTAGGCTCGCCTGCGCCGTCGCGCACGCGCGCAACCATGCCGGGCCAGCCGCGACGCGTCTCAAAGTCCGCGAGGTCCGGGTTGAACAGCAGGTCTGGCGACGAGGGATCGCGGAGGCCGCGGAGCTGCAGATAGCGATCGGCGACTGTGCCGGCGAGCGGCCCGCAGCCTGCAAGGATCCGGGCGACCTCGTGGCTGTGGTCCGGTGTCGCCGGCGCGGGTCGGACTGGGCGGTCCAGCCGGGCATTGCGCGCGGCCTCTTCGAACAGCGCCGGGGGCGTGAGCCCGGTGCCATGATGAATCATGTCGATCGGGCCCGCGCATTCGCCGGTCGCATGGTCATAGCCCCACCCCGCGCGCGGTCCTCGCAGGTGGATCACGCAGGAGCCCTCGTTGCGCGGCGGACGTCCCGATAGATCGGCGCAGCGCAGCGTCTTGCGGTCGGCCGACATGCGTGCATGCGGAAACAGCGGCGGCAGCCATTCGGCTGCCGTCGCACAAAGCCGCTCGCGAATCTCGACGAGGTCGTATCGGGCGGGCGGCCTCCAGACCTCATTGAGATCGATCATGCGAGGATCACCAGTCCCCGCTCGGCACGCGTGATGACAGTGTAGAGCCAGCGGCGCCGGTCGGCGTCGTTGCGGCCGAGTCCGTCATCCCAGACGATGACGTTCTCCCACTGCGAGCCTTGCGACTTATGCCCGGTGATCGCCCAGCCGTACGTGGCCTCCGTCAAGAGACGCTTATTCTTCCAGTCCCGGTCGTGCCGATCCCGGTCGAACGCGACGTGGTCCTCGAAGTGGCCCTTGTAGACGCGCAGCCGCTCCGGTTTCCCGTCGCCGTTCGGCCGGCCGATCGGGTTGCCCTCTTCGTCGCGCACCGTAGCCGAAAAGTAGAGACTGCCCTCGTCGACGACGTCTTCGAGGGTGACGAACATGCCGTTGATCAGGCCGATGTCGTTCTGGTTCTTCAGGCAAATGATCTTCTCGCCATGGCCGGTCGGGAGATAGCCGTCGACGAAACCCGCGGCGCGCCGCATGGCATTGTTGAGCTGCCGCCGCGTGGCGTTGAGCCCGCAGATCACCTGGCCGCCGCGCAGGCATTGCTCCGGCGTCACGTCCATCTTGCGCATCTTCCAGACGAAGGTGTCGTACTGGCCGAAGCCGATCGGCTCGCCGCGGCGCGCCATGGTGGCGAGCCGGATGATTGCGCTCTCCTCCGCCTGCCGGTGGATCTCGGTCAGCATGATGTCGGGCGCGTCGTTCGTGAACGCGCCCTCGCCCTTGATCGGCGGCAGTTGCCCTGGGTCGCCGAGCACCAGGATCGGCTTGCCGAAGCTCATGAGGTCACGCGCCATCTCCTCGCCGACCATCGAGACCTCGTCGAGCACGATCAGTTTCGCGTGCGCGGCGTCGCTCTGCGGGTTGAGCGCAAAGCGCGGTTTCTTCATCTGCGATAGCGCCTGGCGCATGGCCTCGATCGCGGCCTCCGCAGCGGTGCGCTCGAAGCCGGTAAGCGCCCGTGCGTTCGCCTCCGCCTCTTCGATCTTCTTCGCCGCGGCCTCGATCTCCTCGTCGGTCGCGACGACGACACTGTAGATCAGGCTATGGATGGTGCGCGCCGGCGTACCCTTGCGCCGGAGCACCAAGGCGGCCTTGCCGGTGAACGTCGCGGTCACGACGCCTGGCACGCATGTGCCCCCGTCGCGCTCGCTCTTGTGCGGTTCAAGCCCGAGCTCGGCGAGCGCGAACTTCAGGACTGTCGACTTGCCGGTGCCGGCGTAGCCGAACAAGCGGAATATCTGTTTGCTACCGATCTCGTTCTTGAACCAGTCCTTGATGGCTGCGATGGCGCGCGCCTGGGTGTCGGAGGGCGTGATGTCCGTCATCGCGCGATCCTCCAGCAGCGGTTCTGCCAGGCGCAGGGCGGATACCACTCGCCGGCGCTCCTGCCGCCGCGGCACACCGCAGAGGTCCGGTCCACCGCTGCTCGCGGCAAGAGCTCTTTGGCTTCGCTCGCGCGCACGATTTGGACAGCGCGGTCGCTTGCGCGTTGCGCGAGAGAGACGTCGAACGCCACGAGCTCGCAGTGGAGCTCCAGCGTGTCGCGGTTGAGGGCCGTGAACAGCGCCGGGTTCGGCAGCTCGAGGTATGCTTGGTAGAGCGCGATCTGCGCGGCATAGACGGGCTTGGCGAGCACGACGCCTCGCCTGACCACCTCTTTCCAGGACGCGGCGCCGAGGGCCTTGTTTTCCCAGAGCGCCGGATAGGCCATGGCGACGGGCCCGCCCACGAGACATCCGTCGATGTGGCCGCGGAAGCGTCCATCCAGGACCGAAAAGCCAAACTGCAGGCCGTCGGAACGGGCTGTGCGGAGGTCAAAGCCCGCGGCGCGCAGCCACGCCGCGACCGCGTCCTCGGCGCGATGGCCGGCTTCGAATATTCGCAGCGTGTTGGGCTCGAATTCCCGCCCGTCGTCCTTGGGCACCGCAAGGTAATCGTATTGGATCTGGCGCCGGCACTCGCGTCCGAGTCCGGACGTGCTCACATAGCGCCGCGGCGGCTCAGCGCGGTTGCGCTCGACCAGCGCCGCGTCGATCGCCGCGTTGACCGCGATGCCGATGCCCGGCGGCCGGTCCGGGCGCTCGTATTGGAAACCTGACCCGTGATTGAGATCGATCATCACGGGTTCTCAAAATGGAATCTCGTCATTGAGCGACCGGCGCTGCATGGAGTTCTGGAAGCCATCGATGCACGCCTCGATGATGCGGTCGATGTCCTCGGCGCTCCGGTCGTGGAACGGAGCCATCAGCCCAAGTTCGGTGAGTGCTTCCGCAAGGAAGCGGCGCGCGTCCATGATCGCGCGCTTCTCGATGTCGGTCTTGTCGATCAAGCCACGGCTCCTTCTGGCAATGGCGGCGCCGGCGTTCAGGCACCGCATCGAACAGAACGCAAAGGTCGGATAGCGATCGGGGCGAAGCTGATGGGTGTAGTACAAACCACCGCAGGACCGGCTGCAGATCGCGCAGACCCTCAGAGGAGCAGCGTCGAGAGCTTCTGCGACCCGGGTTCGTCGGGGTACTGCGCGATCCTCTGCGATGCCTTCACGATGAACGTGCTGATCGCGTTCTGTGCCATCGCCTCGAGGTCGGGCATGGTCAAGCAGCGGATGGGCTGGTGCAGGCCTCCTTTTCCTTCGAGCCATTCGCCAATCGCCTTGGCGGCCTCACGGGTGACATGGGCCTGCCACTCGTCGTCGGTCACGACGCGGCGTCCCTAACCGTTGAGCCAAGCGGGGCCGGCTAGCGCACTGCCTTGCGGCTTTGGCGCGCCCTGGCCGGCCTCGCCCTGGTTGGCCCACGGCACGCCGCCAGAAGCGGGCGCTGGCGCGGGCGAAGCGGCCCAGGCGGGCGCAGTCGGGGCGGTCGTCTCCGCAGCCTTGCGCGGCTTGGCGTTGACGGGATCGGGCTGCACGTTCTCGCCGCGCATGACGGCCGCATATTGCGGATCGCCGGGCAGCACCACATTGGCGAGCTTGTTCTGGTCCTTGTACTGCGGGTTCGACGCCGGCTCGACCATGATGCGGGCTGCGAACGCGATGCCGTCGAGCTGCTTCAGTCCCTGGATGACCCGCTTCTGCTTTGCGGCCGGACTCTCGTCCTTGGGATCAAGGCCGAGCGCGCTGTCGACCATGGCGCGGAACGTGCTCTTGGAGATGTTCCAGCCCTTCGACTGTCCCTTCTCGTCGAGCTTGCCGCCGGCGACGGTGAAATTCTGCCAGAACTTGCGCCGCGCATAAGGCCCGGCCACCACGGTGAATTCGCAATCGAGCATCTTGGCGTCGCTCGATTGCGATGCCTTGAGCAGGCCTGTGTCCATCGCGGTCGAGCCGTTCAGGCCACCCGGCCTGATCGTCATCTTCACCTTGGCGAAAGTGCCGTCTGGAATCAGTTCGCCGAGCGGCGCCATCTGCGGCTGGGCATCGTTGAGGTCGTACATCGGGTTCTCCTTTGGTTTTGTGGCGCTCAGGCAGCACGGGCCTGCGGCGTGTTGATCTTGGCGAGTAGCGCACCGAGATGGGGCGGCTCGGTCAGATCGAGCCGGCCACTGCGGTCCTTGGCCGGCAGCGCGTAGGGATTGCCGGCGCGGCAGACGAGGCGCCGCTCGCTTGCCTTCTCGTCGAGCACGTAGCCGCCCTCGGCATCGCGCGAGAACAGATGCAACGAGATCACCTGGTCGACGATGCCCGGCAGCTCGCGTCCGGCCTTGGA